TGCACGTAACATTACATTCAAGATTGGGTCGACTAGTTACACTCCTGAAGTGAACATGGTTAGCCTTACCCTTGGCGACACTCCTGGCGGAATCCAGACTTTCAGCGAAGTCCGTGTACAGGGCGAGTGGGCCTTGCAGATTGATGGCTACATGAGCCAGACTGCTGCATCGCTTTACCAAGTGCTTTGGGCTAACTTCGGTACTGAAATGGCGTTTGAAATCAACCCAGGCGGTGGAACTGTTGGTGCTAACAATCCTAAATACTCGGGAACCGTTATCGTCAACGAACTACCACCACTCGAGATGACTTCAAACGAAGAAGTCGCTTTCTCAGTTACTTTGCGTGTAAAGAACACCGGGCTGGATGTCAGCTCGAAACTTTACTACGGCGTAACCATCGCAACCGCCTAACTCGGCTTAGGGCGTTCCTATGGCTTACAAACCTAAAGCAAATGAAACATCTATCGGGGTAGATGGTTTAGATGGCTTAGTTAGGGCATTAAAAGCCATAGGAACACCTGTCGACGCTTTCAAAGAAGCAAACAAAGCAGCTGCTGAACCAGTAAAAAGAACTGCAGTAAATATTGCACCAGTTAGATCCGGCGCTTTACGTTCCACAATCCGTATTGGTGCAGCGACAACTAACGTCAAAATACGTGCAGGTCTCAAACGTGTGCCATACGCTAACCCTATTCACTGGGGCTGGTTCTATGACAAAAACAATTTCATCACCAAGAACATCAAGCCAAACCCATTTATGTCTCGGGCACTTGGTTACAATAGAGATGAAATCTTGACTAACTATGTCAAGGCCATGCAAAAACTAATAAGCAAATACGAGCCACCCACAAGTGTCAAAAAATGGTGGTAGAAAAGGAAAACAAATGGCAATAGAAAACTTACCGGTATCAGTTATGGAAGAACTGGAACTAGCTTGTGGCATTCCCTTGGATAAATTGTTTGACCAGAAGAAACGTCATCCATATGTGAATAGGGCAACAGTTTTTTTATCGTTATATGAAAAAGGAATACCTAAGACTTGGGAAGAACTTGGCAAATTGACTATGGATCAGTTGTTTGCTTTATTGGAAGAAGCGAATCAAGACGACCCAAAAGAGTAATCCGGGAAGCACAGGCAAAACGCATGGCCGAATATTGTTTTGCTTTCCGAATCTCACCAGCAGAGTATCGCCAACTCACAATGCTGGAACTAAACGCTTTTGCGGAAGTGGCGACTCCACAAACTGACCTGACTGGACTTATCTGATGGCTGCAAACAAAATGTTCGCCGAAGTAGTAATTGCTGGTTCTTACAAGAACTTGTCAAAAGCAACTAAGGGTGCTCAAGCAGAAATGAAGGGTTTCGGTTCTAGCGTAAAAAAGGTTTCAGCCGGTGTAAAAGCGGCGTGGGCTGGCGGTATTGCTCTTAGCCTAAACTTTCTTTGGGATGGCCTAAAAAAGGTTGGTAAAGCGGCATCTGATGAAGCTGCGTCGGTTGCTGTTCTCCGCAACGCTATGAATAACTCCTGGCACGCCACAGACAAATTGGCTGCAAGTCAGGAAGTTTTCATAACCAAAATGCAAAACATGACTGCAATTGCTGATGACAAACTTCGACCCGCATTTGCCAAAATCGTTCGAGTAACCAAAAACTCTACTCAGGCTCAAAAAGCATTTGGTCGAGTCCTAAACATCACAGCCGGTACAGGTAAAGACGTAAACGTAGTTGCACAAGCCTATTCAAAGTATCTAGGCAACAATAAAACTGCTTTAGACAGACTAATACCTGGGCTAAAAAATGCAAACGATAAACTTGCCTTTATTGACAAAACCTATGCTAACGCAGCTAAAACAGTTGGTGACACCAAACCATTTGAACGTATCGATCTCATGTTCCAAGACATTCAAGAACGTTTAGGAGCGTACATTCTTCCGTATGTTCAACAATTTGCTGACTGGCTGGCCGGACCACAAGCTCGAGACATGGTTGACAAAATGTTTTCTGGTCTCAAAGGAATGTTTGATTACCTAGAATCCGCTGATGGCAAGAAAATGATTCAGGGTTGGGCTGATGGACTTATTGGATTGGGAAATTCATTAGCCGATGTTAGCAAGTGGCTTGGGGAGACTAGATGGTTCTGGGAGTTGATGGGAAATGCTTCGGCTAACTCGCCACTTGCTATTACTGGTCGTTTACTATCAGGTGGGCCTGCATTAGTTGCTCCTAATACTCCTAAACAAACTAACCAATTACAAGCTCAGCAAAATGCTCAAATTATTCAATACGTCACCATCAATGGTGTTATATCTGGTAACGACGTTGTAAGAGCGCTAAAAAAGACTGCCTCGCAAAAAGGACAAACCGTTCTTAGGTTGATTCAGTAATGGCTAACATCACCAAAACTTATTCACGGACTGATTGGGAGATTTGGACTTATGTTCCACTTGCAGGTTCATTTGTTCTTGATTTTTCCAAACTAAATGGCAGTGATGTTCTTGGTTCGACCGATGGCAGCATGCAAATCTCGACAGACAAAATTGCTAGTATCCAGGTGCAAGAAGGTGGGCCTGTAAGCAACGGCATTTTTACTGAAGCAATTCCTGCAAGACTGTCAGTAACTTTGAATGTTTTTAATTTTACTTCTGCTCTTGCTAGCAAATATTTGGTTGGCACAGCCATTTGGTTGACTTACAAAAATGCTGAAACCTATGGTGATCCAGTAATGGGTACAAAAACACCAATGTTTATTGGCAAAATTAGAAGTTTCAATGTTGACGTTCAACCGGGTGAAGATATGGCCACTATTTCTATTGAGGCCACGTCAAACACTGAAGATGATTTAAATACTCTTGTGACGATGTATCGAAACGATAGTGTTCTAAAAGATTCACTCCTAGCAAGTTCGGCAGCCACCTACGGAATCCCAACAAACTTTTACAGCGAAACAGGTTCTGGACTCTATTTGCACTATCCACCGACTGTTGGTGCCAATGAAACCAAATCCTATGGTGAATGGATTACAGACTTCGTAACCACCTACGTCAATATTGTTCGAGACGACACAACACCAGCTCTATTCAACTGGACTTCAACAACTCGTTCATGGACATTCAACCAAGGTATAAAAACAAAGTCTTCACTCATAGCCAACCAAACGATTAGGGCAAACATTGATTCCAGCAAAATTATTGGAATGCTAATGGATTGGGATAGTGCCGGTGCACCAACAGGTGTAAACCTAACCAATTACTACACGCCTGCATTGACTTATCAAATTGGTTCTTCACAAAGTTCATCAACTGGTGGTTCATCAATTTATACACAGACAATCGATGTCAAAGATTCAACTGAAATGATTGCAGTAGCAGGACGAATGCTATCTGCGACTAGAACATTTGCACCAGTAATGGTCGAAGTTAAGATTGCTACCAACAACCAACCAATAACATTTTTAGAAGATACTTTGCTCGATTATGGTGGCACACCACGATCAGTTTGGATTTATCCCCAAAACTTGTTACGCATTGGTGAAGCATTTTCTATCACCGTTACAAAATATTCAATTTCTAGTTATGCAGCATTCGTTGTAGGTCGCACAATCAACGTAACCCCCGACGATTACACTGTTCAATACAACCTATGGAAAGGACTATAAATGTCTGGAAGATACACGTTTAACTCTGGTTATACACTTCAAGCGTCTCAACTAAACACCTACGTAATGGATGGAATCCCTTACAAAATGATTGCAGGTGTGACCACATCATTCACTGGATCATTGGCTTTTACGTTTCCAGTGTCATTCAGTAGCGGTGTGACCCCAATCGTCACTGCCACAGTGCCATCAAACTCAACAGCAAACGTTGGTGTAACAATCAGCGGTATCTCAAACACCGGTGTCACCTTCAACAAATGGTCAACCACTGCTGCATCAACAACTTCAGCAACCGTTCACTACACAGCAATTCAAATGACATCATCATCAGGAGCAGGTAACAGCTAATGCCAGAACGTATCGTAATACTCACTTGTGAAACCGATGAATGCCAAAACAAAGGTATTCCCATTGAATTGCTAACTCACGCTACTGATTACCTTTGCGGTGGCTGCCTAACTCCAATTACAAATGTTGTGGAAAAGACCGATGGATCAACCGAAGCGGGCGAGTAGCCAAACAACACTACTTCTTCAACTTGTTCAAGACGTAGCAGATATCAAAGCCGGTATCCAATCGGTGGCCGACCATGAAACACGTATTCGTGAGCTTGAAAAGGCTCGTTGGTCTAGTGCCTGGCTAACTGGTCTTTTATCGTCAGCAGTCACCGCTACGCTCGTCGCAATCATCATCAACTCGATAGGAAAATAATGGAAGTCAAAACACGCAAGGAAGCCATCCAATTTATGATGTCTTTTGTTGGCAAAGAACGCAAAGAAATGCCTTGGTTGAAGTCTCGACCTAACTTGCTCGACTGTGCAGCAGGTTACACGTTCGCTGTTCTTGGTAAAAAAACCAAAATTGTTTGGGTTCACGAACTCATGGATAGAATGAAAGAAAACAAGACTTGGACTAACAAGGGAACACCGAAGCCAGGTGACGCAGTTATTTATGACTGGAACGGTGACGGTTCTTGCGATCACGTAGCCATGTTTCACTCGGTAAACAAGGCAGGCCAATTCGTCAGCTACGGAGCCGACCAGGGCAAAACCAAACTTGTTACCAAACTTGTTACCGGTAAAAGTGTGATTCTTGGGTGGGGAACACCGTTCAACTTCCCTGAACCTGTCAAAACAACCCCAGAAACGCCTTCAGCGACCGCTACAGAGCCTGTAATGAGTCAAGAAGACATACTGGCGTATCAAGTCAAAAAAGGTCTCCCACAGACGGGTATCCTTGATGAAGCAACCAAAGCGAGAATGGCAAAATGAAAAAACAAATCAAACGACTTCTAAGAGTCCTAGCGTTCGGCCTTGGTGCTGGCATTGTCTTTGTGACCGCTGGAGCCATCGGTGGAATCACACCATTACACGCAGGTCTTATTGGTGGACTTGGTGCTGTGCTAGTTGTGGTCGTTGCTATCAGCTTCGAGTACGCTGCTAAAGGTTCAGTTACCGATGACGCTTTTGATGAAGCGATCCAAACAGGTATCCAAAAAGTAAAAGCCGACACGGAAAAGAAGAAGTAATTACCAAAGTGTCCTAAAAGTTTGCTATTATCCATTTAGCAGGTACCCTCCAGCCTGTTAGAAGGGAAACGAGTCACTACCCCTTCCAGTGGCTCGTTTTCTCTTTCTCCGCAACTAGCAAAGGAAAATCATGGCCTTCAATTTAGCCGATTATCAAAGTGTTCAAGATCGATTGGAAATCTTCTGGCGACTTTATCCGTCGGGAAGAATTTTTAACGATTTGGTTCGAGCTGACGAAAAAGAAATCATCATCAAATGCTCCGTCTGGAAAGATGGAAATAACCAATTACCAGATGCAACTGATTTTGCTCAGGAACCAATTACGACAACCGGTATTAACTCAATTTCAGCGGTGGAGAACTGCACCACGTCGGCGACCGGGCGTGCTTTGAGCCTACTTTCTGGTGAACTTTCACCATCAAAAAAACGTGCTTCTAGTGCTGAAATGTCTAAGCGTGGCCGTGTTCTTTTGGCTAACGCTCAACATGCTTTTGCTGAAAACAACCTGGATGAATTGCGTGAGCTTTATACCGAATCGAAAGAGTCGGCTGTGGATCCTGTAATTGTTCAACAGATTCTTACTTTGGGTTCACAAGTGTCCCAGAAGTTGAAGAACCCTATTGCCGGAAAGGAAGAAACGACAATAGGGCAGCCTAACGGCTCGACTTCCGCAACAGAAGCCGTCTAGGGAGAATCTTACTATGTCGACTGTTGAAATGACGGCTGT